TCAATGTCAGAGTAGCAACCGAAGCGTCCTGCATTTGCCAGACTTCGCCGGTCTGCCCCCATTGCAAGGTCATGAAAGTCGGCTTTACCTCAGCCGTAGTCGGAGCGGCATAAGCGCGGGTGTAAGAACCCGTGGTACCGGCCGGAGTTGCCGCACTGAATAGGGAATCCAGCCAGTAGTTCACGTCTTCAAAACTCTCGTCAGCCACTTCAAAGGTGGCGCTTGAGGCGTAATGATCCAGCGTGGTTTGATGAGTCGGGGCAAGCGTGCCCCGAAGCTGATCTAATGCGCGTGTCTGCAGATCAGGATTCAGCGCGAAGCTGCTGACACTTTGAAGCTTGGCGGTTGCGGTCGCGTTGGCAGTTCCAAAGCCTGATCCTTGTGCGCCGCGTTGTAAAACATTGTGTGCGTTAAGCATCTTTTACCTCTTTTTTGGTTTTACTTACTAAATAGAGCCCCTGTTTCAAAGCGGCATCTCTCAATTCTTTGGGATAAGACTCCCATTCTTCCGGGCTCATATCGCGAGCCGGTAAATCAATCAGGTACCCTTTGCAAGGCACATAAGCGTAAACAGTAATGCGTTCAGAAACCTTGTCTGTTTTATCCGCCACTCAACACCTCCTTGATGTTCAGTTGAGCCAAAACGCCGGCGTAAAATCTGCCAGAGCCTCTCGGCCATTCATATTCACCCGGTGTCACAGAAAATCCCTCCAACACCGAGTTCGTGTACGGGCATTTGAACGTTCTCATAGCGTCCACGTATTTCCCGCAATAATCAACCAGCTCCGGCGCAAACTCACGCAAGCCTAAGCCCTGCTCGCTTGCCTGCCAGAGCATCAAATCGCTAACCTGCCAAACCACCGTCACAGCCGTTCCTATGGCAATAAATTGCCCTTCCAGCGCTTCTGTAGGGTTGCCCCCTATTGGAAGCAGTAACCGACAAGGCAGGTGCGCTGTGGTAATGGATTCCGGGAGCGCGTCCAGATTGTAGACTTCCGGCGTAACCCCGCTGGTAGTCGTCACACTCACATTCTCAAGCGCATCGTAGACGTTCGTAATCACGCTCATACAATCCGCCTTTTGTAGCGATCCAGCATTCTGGTTACATCGGTTGGCAATGACGAAGGCATAATCGTTACACCGTCGCCTGTTATCATCGGGCGATCAATATCAGCTGAAGTGTCCTTTTGCCGGTACAGGAACGCGGTCAGCCTGACGCAAGCGTGCTGAATGTCCAAAGGCGGCGTGGCAGAATAACCCCACGTTCCCGCTATTGAGACTTCGCTGTCACCGTCGCTCCAATTCCAGGATTGTGACTCGTCCAGCTTAATCATCCATTTTGGATTGTCATTGCGCGGGAACAAGCGGTAGTTGCCGGAAGTGATCTCATCGCCATCGCCGTTCGTGAGTTTCGTAATCGTGAGCAAATCATCACCGTACAAAATCAAATCCTGCCCGTCCGTGTCGCCCTCGCCAAAATACTTCGTGGCGGTGGTAGACTCGAAGCTCCGCCCGGTGTAAGCGTCAATCAGCCCTTCCGCGCGTTCGATAAGGTCTTCCAGCAAGTTGTCATCAACAACCGTGCCGGATATGCCCAAATACTCTTTGACTTGAACGGCGGTAGCGTAGCTCATTATTTCACCGCTTTCGTCGCTCGTTTTTTAGGCTTTACAACCACCTTCACAGCTGGCTTGTCTTCAATAATGGACAAGAACCCAGCCCTTGATTTTTCGAGAGCCTCTTCTTCCGGGAAGTCATAGGTTTCACCTTCCTTGAAGCGCAGGCTTCTTCCGTCCAGCGTATACCTGAACGGTCTGTGTATATAAACTTTTACATTGTTCAATTCTTCACCTCTTTCGTCCGGCCATAGGATAGATCCGTCCGGTTTTATGTGCCCGCAAGGCACGCCAAAGTGAGCTTTCATTACAATCCCAAGCCGCATACAATCAGCCGCGAATTGCATATCAGGTGATGGGTGCCCACCCGCCTCAAAACGCCTCATTTCTACTTGCTCCAGCACTTCCCTTTTGATAAGCGTGCACCCAAAGCCTAACCCACTGCATTCTGTGATAACAGCGCGTCTCGCTCTTTCACGCAATTCAGGGAAGTAGTCCAGGCTTCTATTCGGCCAGCGAGCCTTTTTGCCAACTGGTCGGTAGACGTTTAGCACCGCGGGATTTTGCCGGAATCTATAAACGCCATAAGCAACACCGGCGTCAACTTCCAGCAACTTTACCAGCGCGTCTTCAGGAATAATCATGTCGTGCTCAACTGTGAACAGATAGTCAAAATTCTCTTCAAGCGTGATCCGGCGTGCTAACTGATATTGATGTAAAGTATTCTCATGGTCGCCGCGTCTGTCACCTGTTCTGGCTCGGATGTTATTGTCCGAAATCTTGACAGTCAATTCGACGCCTTCAGGCCGGAACAGGTTATCGATGCTATCAAGCGTCTCTTGCCTGATAGCCAAAACGCCTGCTGCACTCCAAGTCGGACAGAATAACAGTATTTTCATTTTTCGTACTTATGCCCTTCAATACCAAAATTCACAAACGGATTCAGGCTGTACAAATTACAACCATAAACTTCTTTCAACTTCGCTCTCAGCGCTAATGTCTGAGGCTCAATTACTGTCAGAAATTTGCGGTAGAATTGCGCCCCAGCAATCGCCTCAGCATATCCCGCAATGTTTGTCTTTCCGTCCAGCGTCCCGCAGTCGTGACCGACCAGGATGATATTCGCCGCGCCCATATAAGCCGCGACATGAATCGCACTGGTTATGGTCGAGTACGAAACCACGATCTTATCCGTTCCGACCACGCTCAAATCAATCTTTTTCAGCTCGTTATCAAGATGCTCAAAGAAATAATCTGCGCCCTCATTTTTCGCATATTTCAGCGTTCCGCAATCGTGCGCGCTGACTATCGTCTTGAATCCAAACTGGCGTGATGCAGAAATCGCCGAGTCCATCCGATGTGAATGTTTCCTTACAACGTAATCTAAATTTCTAAAACGTTTCCAGACTTCATTCACACCAATGGCGAGCTTGTTGTCAAAGAATGTCTGGTCGATAAAATCGGCAGACGCGCCGGAAGCCACGACATAAATGTCATACCCCTTGTGAATGTCTTTCAATTTCCCGATTGGTTTCACAGCGCGTCTACTTTGTCAGCTATCCGTTAGGCGGATGCTTGAGTTGCATATTGGAACGCCTCTGATTGCAGTACACCGCAACCGAAGCGATAGTTGACAAGAATGCCAACCTGCCCGGTCCCAGCGTAAAGTTCATTCAGCCGGCGGATTCTCAAACCGCGATTAGTTACGAATCCCATGTAATTGAAATTGCCAAATAGCAAGGAATTGTAGGATGCTGTCGAGTAAGCCTGAACATTTGAGTTCAAAACAACTGGATAACCTTCCAGCGTTGGACCATCCACAGTGCCGCTCAAGCGAGCCACACCATCGGTGAACTGGAATGGGCTGCCGGTCAAGCCTTTCAAATAGAACCATGTTGCAGGGTTCATTACCCAGACTGCCCCATTGTGATAAGGTGATCCAAGCTTTCCCATCAATTCAGGAATTTCGGCAGCGCCGATGGTTACATCATCATCCAGCGTCAAAGCGGCTGTACCACCGGTAAATGCACCTTCAGGCTCTGTAGTACCGGCGCCGATCAATGCATAGTAGTTTTCGGTGTCAGCCAGAGCGCGCCCGATAGCGTTGTTCAGGAACATTTCAAGTCCGCTGTTTTCGTCTTCCAGCACTTCTTCCGAAATCTTGATTAGCTTCTTGAAGTTGTAGACGGTGACAGCTGCCTGCCCGAACACGGGTTCATCTTCAGCAGGGCTGATGTCGCCTTCTTCAGCAACAATTGTGAACTTGCTCAAGCTGGTTGCTTCAGTCGGGAAATTGTACTTGTCGCGGTTGGTAGTAACACGGAGCAAGCCAAGTCGGCTGATCAATGATTCTTCATCACGCCGTGCGATAATTTTTCCGTATTCGTCATCAGGGACAAGGTAACCGCCCTGGGCAGAATCGCCCTCATTCAATGGGTTTACATTGTTCTTGATTGCCTTGCGCAAGTCGGATGTTTCACCGGTCTTGAGATAGTGCCAATAGGCTTTGGTATAATCAACCTCGCCTAAACTTCCTATAACAGCCGGTGCTTTCACAGTCGGTGA